TTGCATTAATCGCTTATATGAATTTGATATTTCTTGTCCAGTTAAATCAGGCATTTGTATTACTCACTAAGTTCCAAAATTGGGACGTTGCTTCCCAGTTAGTATTCTGATTTGCCCAAGTAGTCAAAGCTTCATTTTGAGTAGGTCTTGGGTTTCTAATCGTTTCGTCATCTTTTACATCTGGTGCTTTATTTTGTGGATGATTATTTTCATCATACGCACCATCAAAATCAGTAGGGCAAACTAATAAGCCATAAGAATTTAACTTCATAACATTATGAGGATAAACAAATCCACATATATCACATACTGCTTTTGCTTTTTTACCTACTGCCATTATACACCTATAATTGTTTAAATGGAATAGGTTGACCTAATTTATCTAATATTAATTCACCATCAACACTACCCACCATTTTCTTTTTACCTCTTACAGAGTACATTACAGGTTTTACTTCCTTACCTTCGTACATTCTTTTTCTATTTTGAGATACTATTCCTTTTTTATTTTTTACTGCCATTATATTACACCCATCTTAGGTGTAATGTAAAGTGATGCACGTTCTTTATCTTCAGTCATTGCAAAACCAAGTCTTTCTTCGTACTCAGCTTTTAAAAACTTTGCTCTTGCTTCAGATATACCTGGTCTTTTTAATGACATATAATATGCTAGACCAGTTGTTAATGCAGGTAAAAATCTTCTAGGCATATCTGCGTTTTGTATTGCAGATTTATTTACGTCCTGCATATAATCAATCTTTTCAATTTTTAGTTTATCAGTATTAACATCTGATAATGACCATAGATGTAATTGTACATTATCACCAAATCTTTTAACTGCATATTGTGAAGGTCTACCTGTTTGTCCTTTATTAGGAACTTTTAAATATTCTTCATACGATATACGAGTCATTTCTAAATCTGTATTGTCTCTATTGACAACAACTTGCATTACGTCACTTACATGACTACCTAAACTTACTTGAGATGTACTTGCAGCAATACTCACAATAGTTGTATTTGTTGTCCATAAACAAACACCTCTATTTTGCCAGTCATTTAAAATAAGA